ATACTTTCATATTTGTCTAATACAGACTTAACCTCAAACCATGTATGAACACTGTTCTGGTCAGAAGCAAGCCGGTCAAATAAATATACCATCTCATCGGCCAACTTCTTGTAGATATCAAGTTCTATTTCAATAGTTGATGTCTTCTGTATTCTTTTTATTGTCTGTTGAAACTGTAAATTATCTTTCTCATAAAGATTGTGTACATGTCCATATTTTTCATTATCTTTTTTCATGGCTCCCAGAGTAGGGCTTGAACCTACGACAAACGGATTAACAGTCCGTTGCTCTGCCAACTGAGCTATCTGGGAAGGTGATACAAAAAACCCCGGCTATTTACTTGCGTAGGGATAGTTCCGGGGCTTTCATTTGTACTATAACGGTCCCAAGGTAGCCTGCACTTGCGCAACAAACACAAAGGGTGTCATATATATTATACATCAACGGTTATTCCGATAAAAGCCGCTACCTTTAAGTTGCATTAAAGGAGCTGTATAAACTTGTTTAAGAACTTCTCCACAGTATTCACACTCTGTTCTTATTTGATCTTCTTTAATAGATCTTAATTCTGTATATTCATGCCCATTACTGCATTTATATTCATAAACTGCCATCATTGCTCCTGTATATAAATCTGAAAAGGTGATCCGGTGTATGGATCAAACTTTGATGTAATTGAAAGTGCTTTATTAATAGCAGCTTTTGCTTTGGGGATAGCAAGTTGTCTTCCACCGGCAATTGCCTGAATAGCCCCAAGAGCATATGATGACCCTGTACCGATTGCATACACACCAGTGCGATCAGAAGTCCATGAATAATCTCCGTCAATGATGTATATAACTCCATTTATTACGACAAGGATTGTTGATGATTGTTCTGCAATGTGTGTCTTTTCGTCGTTATCAGGCATTGCATAACCCGTCTGTTCAAAACACTCCCTGAGGGCGGGGATAAATTTTTGCGTAATAAACTGATCCAAATGTACGCCCGATGTCTTGAATGTGGGAGAAGGAGGACTGAAAGCGTGATGCAATATATTGATTGCCCGAACATCCCCGGCTGCACCAAGAAGATACCTACCATTAGAAGCAATCTTACTAGTTCCAGTGCCAAGCGTTGTTATTTGATATGCCATTCCTGACTCATCAAAAGATGAAATTCTAGAGTCTGTGCCAATAACGGCGTAACCAGCTCCTTGTATAGCAACGATTGTTGTCATCGACCAGTTCTCCAAAGAATTAATATTGCCAATAGACATCCAAAACAAAAAACTGTAAATATAAAATCAACCATGCTTATCAATCTTCATTGGGAGGAAAAAGGAATTATTAATCCAAAGCAAAGCAACGGTGGAATAACCGACAATATCAAGCAATGTGTCATAGATGGTTTCATTTGAGACAGAGTTAAAGCCTTTACGCTTTGATGAAAGCAAATTATTAAGTCTGGCAATCTTGTCGTGCAATCTTACAATCAGTCCCCACATCCCAAATTTTGAAATATTCTCTGGGCCGTAGTCATGTTGTTTTTTTATTACAGTTGCTGTAACAAGTTTCTTACTAAGCATTACATTTACAAATTTTGAATATTCAGGATCTTCTAGTAAATGATTGAACAAAGAAATGGCAGAGTGAGACGCTAGTAGGAACCAAGCTTGGTGGATCTGAATAGAGTCTTCAAGGTCTTTCTCTGTAGAAGTAGATCTCATTTCGGCGGGGTCAATTGCGTTCATGCCGCTATGAATATAATAATCAATCAATGATTTTAAAAATTCAGTATATTGAGAATGCCCTGAGTTATTCAATAAGGCTGCCGGAATCAAATGTGGATTATTTACAATATAGAAATCAACATCATTTACAACATCAAGCATATGTTTATGACCACACTGCTCAGAGAAGTTGAATATTTTATCAACACAATGCTCAGCAGCACTATCCCAGTCACTGTATGTCAAGTTGTCAACATCAAGACACTCTTGAAAGCGAGTTTTCACTTGGAGGCACTTCTTTCAGCACTTGGGTCTACAATTTGAAACTCGCCTCTTTTTACTTTTTTAAAAAACCCCCTATTTGCATTGTAAAAATTATAAAAAGTAGGAAGTGAAATTCCTAATTCTTCAACAACAAGCTTTGGAGTGATTGTTTTGCCAAAATTTGTCTTCACATAGTTGGTAAGGTCCTTGCCTTTGCGACCACGGCGACCTTTTGTTGACACTGAGCGATCTTCAAGAGAAAAAAAGTTATACCATTTCAAAACAAGCTCATCGCTAACTGAATAATATGTAGCAATTTGTTTCATGTTCTTGTCATCTTTGATTCCTGCAATTACAGAATAAGCAGCTCTTCTATCTTCCCCGGCTGAGTCAGATGGAATCATTGCAATAAGTGTTTTTTCTTGTTGAGTACTGAGCATTTTGTTTTCCTTCTTGTGCTTTTCTTCATGATAGCAGGTCATTTTCTATTTTGTTGCTCATTTTGGACAAAAAAGTAGAGCGCCTTTGTACACAACAATAATCTTTCGAAATATCATCGCCCAAAAGCGCCCTACAAGCTTATTTTTTCTTCAAATGCCAGTCAATATGACCATCTAATTTATTACCGACTTCTTTAACATCAGATTTAAGTTCTAAAATAGAATCATATACCATATTGTGGTCGTTTTTATTCTCTTTACGTGTTTTCTGTATCAAAGTTACTAGTACAGAAAATATTCCTGCAACCAGCGCTACTACAATGCTGGTATCCATGTTTACTTCATCAAAAAGTTGGCAATTGCATCAACATCAGCATCAAGATTACCAATTTGCTCTGCGTGTTCTTTAAGAACAGCAATCAAATCAGACTTCTTAACAGTATCTGGATCAAGAGCAACTTCCTTTGTTGGAGCAGTCTTTCCTGAACCCGATGTCGGGGTAGGTGCTGAGCCAGCCATTGGAATTGAAGACACTTTCTTCTCTGGGTCAAGAGGAACTTCGTTCATCATACCCTTGAGAAGATCTGACTGCGAGTTATGCCAAGCAGCTGCCTTAATGTGATCTTGCATTGCCTCTGCCGAAGCCTTTGCCATGTTTTCATGCCAATTCTTCATTGCAGTGTTGTCTTCAATCATTTTTTCCATATTATATTTCATATTATTTCTCCTTATTATTAAATAAATCTCTAATCATAGAGATGAGGTTAGACATTGAATCTTCTTCCATATCATCCTCTTCTTCGTATTCATCATCCATTTCTGGCATTACGAGTCCATCCGGAATTACAGCAAACCTGCACTTTCCTTCTTCTTCTACACGCTGGGCAATGATTTTACAAACACCCTCTCCTTCGTATAGAACACAATTTGCGCACTTAACGCCAATATCTTTAACTTCATTCTCTTCTGGGCTGTCATAGGCAGCGTAAATGCCTGTTTCATCTTCATTAAACTTTCCGTAATTGCCTGCAATTGTTATCAACGCATCGGCAAGTGCTGCTTCTTCTTCCACAAGATCTTCTGCGACCTTATTCACATTTTCTTTTGTCACTCTGTAACCTCCTCCTCTTTTTTTGTATTCCCGAACAAGCCATGCGTTTGCATATGCTGAGGGATATACATCAAATTTTGCTTTAGCCGCGGCTTTAACCCTGGCATAGAGAGCCGGGTCTGTTGGCACATTTGCTTTTTCCATTTTGTTCCCTTCTGTTGATACATTTATTGGCTTATTACCATCTCTGCTCTGAGTTGCCTCAGCAGTTCTTTTTCTTCTGACAGCAGACGCAATCTGCTCAGGTGTCATTCTTGCAGCTCTTGAGGCTGGAACGCATTTGGGGTATTTGCCAGTGTCTGCATCATCACGACCACATGGTTCAAAACCACCACCAGCTTTTGGCCTTGAAATATCTACCCATTTCTCTTTAAACCAGTCTTTCAAGGATTTTAGAGTCTCTTCAAGGGCTTCTTCATCAAATGATTCTGAAATATTCTCTGATGAAGATTTTACGTGCATAACAAACCAATTATACCATTATTTTTATTGATACACGGAATAAAGTTCGTCTCTAGACCATCTCTGGACCGGAATTTTTACATCTCTAAAATATTCAAAAGCATCTTCAGAAGAATAATAGATTCTTGCATAAGCCTGCATAGCTTCTTCGTCATAAACTGGGCATATAGGATTAGGGTCTAGATAGACCGCCTTAAACTGATATTCATCCCCCTGCCAGTGCACTGCGTTTACGACCATCAACTTTTTATTGCAGTATGGGCATAATTTCACTGGGTATGGGAAATCAGGAATCACTCTCCCCATCAACATCTTCATCCTCCTTGTCATTAAAAACTTTGCTTCTTAAGATGAAAGTGATTATATCATCAACTTTTCTCTGGGCGATTTCAACGCCATCCATTAAACAGTTTACTTCATCAAGTGTAATTGTGTAGTCGTCATCAGGAGATGTAATCACAAAAGCTGGGACAAAGTTACCCTCAAAGGGGATTGCCTTTATTGTGATAGAAAGCGTTTCAATATCATTAAAATCCCCATCCTCTGGATAATGAGATATTTTCATTAAATAGCATTTCTTTCTGATTTAATAAAAGCGTCATGACAAATTGGTAAAATATTTGCAAAAAAACTTTCTATAATTACTGCATATTGCTGAATTTCGTACTGAGCATTAGACTCATTTCTTAGAGAAATAAAGTTAATAAGGCTTCTAGCGTTAACTGTCCAGATAAACTCTGTGTACTGAGAAACTGGCAAAACACATCTAGCTACCTCTTTTGCTACACCTAGCTCAAGTAAATCTCTGTACACAAGATCCGCATAGCCAATAACTTCTTGCATCCGTCTAGTAACTAAAGACTTGAGTTCTGAATCTTCAATTTCTTCAAAGGTATAAGCCCCCGGCTTTCCAACTTGTTTGCGAATATTGCTATTTGCTGGGATATAGTAATCAATAACTGGAGGAACATGATATCTCATACTCATCTCGTTAAATGACGACCAGCGATGCCTCATCCATTCTCTTGTGACAAAGATTGGGGCTTTAACTCTAAATTTAAAAATTACATGCTCAAAAGGTGTTGCATGTTTATTCTTCATTAAATAATTGATAAGTCCAATAGAAGATTCATTAATCTCCTTAACTTGCGCTGCAAACGAAACTTTGGCAGCATTAACTACTGAAAGGTCATTGCCCATAACATCAAGCAATTCAACCTCACCGTGGTCTAAAACATCGTAAACTTTATTTTTGTAATCCATGGGTTGACACCTTAGCAGGGTTTGAAGAAAAATTCTTTAAAAAAAAAGTATTTTATTTCGACATTGAAGAAGAAAATGGTGTACGCTGAAGCGTTCCAGCGCTTCCACATACTAGTATGCTTAGTATACTAAGTATGCTATATATACTTTATATACTTATATATACTTAGATTACTAATATTACAAGGAGTGATATGATTGATAGCATGGAAATAATAGCAGTTGTTGAGTCTGATGACTATGGCCCTGCTATAATCGTAGACCCTGAACATATAACTATTTTTCATTTTGATGACTTTTATCTGGGAGCGACAAGGTGCATGTACACCGATCGCCCCATAACTTGTGAAATATCTGAAGAAACAGCACTCGCTCTTATGGCAAAAGGTGTAAAGTGTTTAGATGCCAATGTTAATGATCAGAATTTCTAAAACAAATGAATAAAATAAGCTGGTTCAGCCTTAACAATTTAGATGAGTCTGGTGAACTTTGGTATAGCCAAGGTTACTATAATGCTGGCATTAATACTATTAAAGCCTTACAGGAGAAGCAAACCGCTGTCTTTTATAATAGAGAAGAGCTTGATTATCACGTTAACTTCTGTAATCCTCATTATTATCAATTAAGAAATAAATACAAAATTGGTTATACCCCTTGGGAGTCTACTAAAGTTCCTAAATCTTGGTTACACAATATGAGTCAATGTGATGAAATCTGGACAACATCAAATTTTGTTAAAGATGTTTATATACAGAATAATGTACATACAAATATTCATGTAATCCCTCATGGCGTTACTCCAGATTGGGAAATCTTTGAAAGAGAATTGACTGGAAAGTTTAATTTTCTTCATGTAGGTGGAGATTCTAAAAGAAAAAATGCACAACTTGTGGTTGATGCTTTTCTAGAACTTTACGATGGTAATTTAGACTATCAATTGATTCTTAAATACAATAATTATTGCCATGCAGAAGTTTATATTAATGACAGTCTAGTTCCTGCAATTAACCATCCTCAGATTATGGGTATTCCAGCTATTCTTGAGATACATGACTTAATTCGTTTATATCACAAATGTCATTGTATGGTTTATCCAACAAGCGGTGAAGGTTTTGGATTAATTCCTCTTGAAGCAATGGCAACAGGTTTGCCTACGATTATTACAAACGCAACTGGCTGTACAGATTATGCTCAACTAGGAATTCCAATTTCTGCAACAATGATTAAAGCAGATTGGCACGATCATGTTTACAATGATGATACCGGATATTGGGCTTCTCCAAATTTTGATGAACTTTTAAATGCAATGAAAAATGTTGCCAATGAGTATCAAGAAATTTCAAACTTTGCTTTAAGATCCGCAAGAACTATTCATTCCGAGTGGTCTTGGGGCGCAGTCGCTGATAAGATACTTCTTAGATACGAAGATTATCAGAAAACTTTTAACTGACCCAAGTATTAATTATTCCAAAGCTCATCAGTGTTTGATAATATTGATATACACCATTTTTAGGAGATTTAATGACCATTACCCCAACCCCAGAAGCAACACCGCTTTTTACTTTTAAACTAAGCGAAGATTTTGTTTCATCTTACAAAGAGAAAAAGGCTCCCTTCGGCTACAAAGACGCAGCAGGGAATTCTGTTGGAGAAATTACTTTTCTTCGTACATATTCTCGGAAGAAGCCTGATGGGACAAAAGAAACTTGGGTCGATGTTTGCGAGCGTGTGATTAACGGAATGTATTCTTTGCAGAAAGAACATTGTAGAAAAAATAGACTTCCTTGGAATGGTGCGAAGGCACAAGCAAGTGCTAAAGAAGCTTTTGATCGTTTGTTTAATCTTAAGTGGACACCACCGGGCCGTGGTCTTTGGATTATGGGAACACC